TGGCTAACTGGTATACATGGCCTCTTAACGAAGCCATTACAGCTTTACGCTGTGCTGCAGAAGTAAATCTCATGTCGAGTTTTTCTTATTAGCAAACACTAGCAGGCCGCGAACACCTTCCCCTGGAACTCGATACTTTCGAATGTCTTGAACTTCAGCTTCTTCAAAAATCAGCTCGCCTTCTTCATCGCGAGCGTCTTTTAACAACCAGCCTATTTCAATCGGTACGCTATGTGTAAGCGTCACGGCAAAGTTATACGTTACTACGTCGCCGGCCGTGCTTGTCGTTTCGCGTCTGCCTGAAGCTTCATCAACTAAACAAGGCACCTGAGCATAAAACTCAGTGCCTCGTTGATTCCATTCGTCTAGCCCGGTGACTTGCCAGACTTCCACCTTATGGGTCAGATGCGTAAGTAAAAATTCGCGGTCCATCAGTCATAGTACTCAAGGCCGGGGCCCGAACCTCTGACAAGCCTGGGAGACGAACGGTAATACCGAAGTTCGTCCATCGCTTCCGGGCACAAGCGATGTGAAGGATTCCCATAGCTCTGACTTTGAGAAACACCGGCACGACTCTCGCTGTGAGAAGTAATGCCTTTATACTGAGCTTCACGCTCTAGATTCCGGGTGGCTTGAAGAACGAATACGGCTTGAAGGGCACAGGCTGTTTCTACTCGAAGCTTTTGCTTTCGAAGATACTCATCATTTTCGACTACAGTCAAAAAGTTTGCGTCCGGTTCTCCTAAACCCCCATAAGGACCAATGCCCCAGGAAGTCTGAGAAGGGACGCGAGGAAATATCAGCCTCTGGTTATAGTAGTACCTATTACCCGAAAAGTTATAGGAATCTATATGGCGAGTAGCTTGAACCAAGGCTTTATTCTTTGTAGTATCATCAGCGGCTGCCCAAGCTTCCGCCCTAAGCACAGTATCCTCGATAAGAGTGTTAGCTGCGGCTAATAGCAAATACGTATTAGCGTATTTGCCTCCGTAAGTACTATCCAGTGTGAGTGCCATCTACCACCTGAGCATATTTAGAATCGCTCCAGATATCTCTCCAGGTAAACTTATCCGGAGTACCATACCGACGATCTCGAGTAGTTTCAGAAACATCCCCATGATTACGCACATGATACAACACTTGAGAGATATAAGTACTAGCAGAAGAATCTAACAAAGGAAGTAACGCACGAGCCCACGTAAGATCTTCACCCCAAGTCAAGGAAGGAAAGCGTACTTGGGAAGCTACTTCTTTCCGCCATACGTGCAAAGGAGTAGGCATGCGATATTCTTGGCCGGGCTCAGTAAAATGCTGATCTAACCCGAAAGACTGGGTAAAGGTTCGTCTATGCTCTTTAGGATCGTCCATATGCCAAAATTGAATATCAAAGCTAACCAAACAGGTCTTAGGGTTCTTTTGAAGAGCCGTCACTATAGTAGAAGCATAATTCCGGGTAATCCAATCATCATCCCCGATAAAAGAAATATAAACTCCTGCTGCCATATCCATGAGCTTGTTACACTTCTCTCCGGTAGACATGCGACGATTATCACCTAAGTATAAAACTTCAACAGGATAGCCTGTAGCTTGCTTATCCAACTCTTCCAGCAAAGGAGCTGCATGCTTTACTGCCCGACGAGCAAGCGTGGGAACTGCAATAGTCCAAAGGATATCCGGCTTCATGTAAAATCTCTTAACGTGGTCTCATCCCCGCCAGCATCCCAAATAGGATGGGCAGGGTTTCCTACCACGGTAGTATTAGGAGGTACATCATGGGTTACGACAGAACCCGCCCCGACTAAGCAATAAGAGTTTAGTATAACTCCTGGAAGAATAGTAGCGTTAACCCCTATAGAAGCCCCCACGCACACAAATGGACAATCTCGGTGATACCTAGGATTGTTAGGGGTAGGGCGCTTATCATTACAAAAGATAACATGAGGAGCGATGAACACGTCATCTTCAATACCCATATGGTCTGTAATATGGCAATTGTCCCCAATCCTAACGTTTGAGCCCAATTTTGCATTACGTCCAATGTAAGTACCTGTGCCTATACTACAATTAGAACCCGTAACGACACCGGCAAAAATTTTAGCAAAAGCCCACACAATCGTATCAGAACCCAGCAACTCGGGTTGTTCCACAATAGCAAACCGATGAATACGAACCCCGTTAGGGAAGTCCTCCAAATCTCGGTTAATAATCATCCTAAGGTACCCGTAAGAAGCTCATCTTCCTTCCGAAGATCAACAGGAATTGTTCGGCATAATTGTATCATTTCCCGGATAACCTGGCGAAGGTCTTCCTGCCATCGAATCTTAGTGATAGGCCTAATAGGATGAATGTTAGGATTCACACTTTGCATATCATCTTCTATGGCTTGGCACTTACCAGCTAAACTACCTAAGGAATGGCTCAAGTCACTTAAAATAGTCTTGTAAGCAGTATCAGCCCTAACGGTAGTTTCCGCTACCTGGGATACACTCTTACGTTTTACTTTTGATCTCTTCATTTTACTCTCCATAAATGCTGGGGGCGATCATCCTTGCAAATGTCCTGGTACCACACCACCTCGAGAAGCTTTCTACGAAGTAGATGATCGCCCCCAACCCGTTTATTCATTATCCAACAGTACCTCGCACCATTCCGTTCTCGTTACGAACCTCAAGAGTATACTCACCCAGAATCATACCCTTCATACTATCACCCGTGCGGGCAACATCCTGGAAGGTAAAGCTGCGACCCTGGAGAGGGCAGATCTTGATGCGGCTCGAACTAATGAGCATGTACTTGTTCGTAGGCATCCAACGATTCAGCATAACAGGGGCTGAACCATACGTGCACTCAAACACCGACACCAAGTTACGGAACACACCTTCAGCGCCCGTACCCTGAACCGTCTGCGTCCGCACGTTGTTGAACTGATCAATCGTACGCTTAATCGAATCTCCAGCAACGATAACATCAGGCGAATCGCCTGCGTCCCAAGCCTTCCGGAACGAGGATGTTAAAGCCGAGTCCGATAAAGTGCCCCAGCTATCCACGTTAGTAGTAATCTGTTCGAGTAAGCCCGAGAAGGTACGACGTGCGCTGGCCGAACCGATCGTATTACCACTGAGACGGCCGAGGATAACGGCCTTCTCAAGGTCTCGGAGATTCTCTCGCAGACGAAGCTGCTTCTGATAATCCCACTCACTTGAAATACCGCCAAGATGAGTCACCGCTTCGGTAGTACCCGAGATGATAACATCCTTCTTGAAGATTTGAGTGTAATTACCCTTCCTTGTCCGAGGCCGGCTAATGTCTCCCATCACGTCTGCGCCATCAATAGCCGCATCCGAGATAATGCTAATACTCTGGCCCGCGGCCACCGAGTTAGCAGAGGTACTAGCAAATCCACGGGACACTGTAATAGTGTTACCCGCGATAGCCGTAATCTGCATGTACTCGTCATCTGAAGCCGTGGGACCCTTAAGAATCATGCCGAGCTGTAAGAACTGTGCTAATCCAGCAGCAATACCAAAAGAGGTATCAGCAGCAGTAGAAGCAATGTTAGTTGAGGTAACCAGAGTGTTGGGGCCTAATTCATCCTCGAGCCACTCGTGGTACACATTAGCCGCGGGGTACTGCGAATCACCGAGAAGCGCCAGAAGAGGCGTCTCGTACGGAGAGATCATCGAAATAAGATCGCTGACATCTTCCGCAACAGCCGGAAAAATTCCGGTGTCATAAATCGCACGACCCGAGAAAGATCCCGAAATAAAATCAGCAGTGACTGCCATGTTCTGTTCTTCCTTAGGTCTGTCTACTCAGGAATTCTGATATAAGAGAATACAATTATCTACGCAGTCCCAAAGCGCGGCTAACGCTCACTACTTCAAGCTGCTCCCTTACGCTGTGCCTGGGCTTCTTGATAAGCCCTCTTTGCTTGCTGATATGCCATCATGGCTCGGGAATCCTGGGGACGAGCCTTTGCGGTCACGGCCGCTTCGTTTACCTTCTGCTCTAAAGAGCTAAGGTGTTGATCTGTTACGCTACGTCCGCCCGAGGCACCCGAACCTCCTTGATTAGCGGCGGACTGCACAAGATAAGGGGGCAGATCATTGGAAATCCCCTCACTTATAGGCATAATAGAGCCATCTTTAGCATGATACTTAAAAGAACCGCTTCTATCATCCCACTGCACGCGATCTCGGAATAACAAAGTAGCGTTACTAGGATCGATACAACGATTCTTCACTAAAGCATCATTAATCTCAGCATCTCGCATCGCATTTCGCTGAGCCGCCTCCGCTCGTTCCCGAGCTTCCTGCTCAGCGGAGGCACGCTGCCGCAGCTCCTGAAGGGTTTCATGCTGGGTCTTTACTAACTCAGTCAATTCAGATAACCTACGATCCTGCAAAAACTGTTGCTTCTTTACACGAATATAAGTTTCCTTGTCCTTCACTCCTGCAGGAACCTGAAGAATACCGTTAAACTCGTCCAGCAAAGGGTCCCCAAGACTTTCCTCTGCGTTTGGAGTTCGTCTAGAATTCTGTTGTTCTTCAGCTTCCACTTCAGCTGCCGCCTCTTCTAAAATTTTCTTAAACTCACCAAATTCACCTTTAAGGGATCCATACTGGGTCTCAAGGGTTTCGCGAGCAGCCTTTTCGGTATCTAACCGAGTCTGCCACGCACGTCGTTCCTTAGCCAAAATAGTATTTACTTGATCTTGAGATAAACCAGCAGTACTTGAACCTTCACCACCCCCACTATCACCTTCCCCACCAGAAGCTTCTTCTTCGTAACGAGTGTTTAACCAACGTAACATAATAATCCTCTCATTCTGCCTTTCGGCCCCGGGGAGTACCGGTTATTCTTTCTTCTCCTTAGCCTTCTTCCGTCGGCGAGCTCGTCGAGTAGAGGCCTTAGAATCATCCTCGCTCTTTTTAGCTGTGGGCTTTACTTCTTTGTCTTCATCCCCACCACTTTGTGCTTCTTGAGCTTGTTTGATAGCAGCCTTCTCGGTTTCGCTTTGCTGATCTACTTGCTCCAAATCACCAGGAGCCTCTTCCGCATTACCCTCATCTTGAGGGCCTTGCTCCAGAGGACTACGACTGATGTCTTCCACTGTAGTCGGCGTAGCCTGAGGATTCTGATCAGGAGTGAAATACATAGGACCAAACGGACCGATAACGAGTTCTGGCAACAAATCAATTTCTAAACCGAAGACATTTTGCATCATGGGATTCACGTTGTGCATCATCTTGCGAGCGATCTTCTTCTCAACCTCTCGCTTGAATGTCGGCGAACGTACCTGCTGCTTAGCCTTCATGGCAATCTCTAACTCATCCGCAAAGGACTCCACACTAAAGTCTTCAGGATAATCAACCACACCTTGCCAATCTAAACCTAACCATCGGTGCCACATTCTATGAATAGCGTTCTCAGCCGATTCAATTTCATCTGCACGCTCAGCTAAGGTTCTATTGGTTTCGTTAAACTCAAAAGCCTGGGCTGTTCCTGAAGGGACGTTCTGTGGAGAAACTAAACCTAAACCCCCACCTAATTTGGCTAATCGATAAATTTCCTCCCTGCATCGGTCAATCATGGTAGCAATAAAACTACCAGGATCTGAAGAAGGGGTTAAGAAGAAAGGGGCAGCACCCCCGTCCCATTCTAAAACATTATCAGAACCTATCGATATCTCAGCCTTATCAGTAGACTGCCTCTGAATGGCTAAAATGTTTAAAGTCTTCTGGTAGATCTCTTCGTCAATTAAACTAGACCAATTTAAAATACTAATATTGATCCTAGAAATATCTGAAATTAAAGACTGCCCTAAGAAGGGATAACTGCTCAGCCTTTTGTTGTACACGGGCACCACAGGAACTTCACCCACAGGGTGCGGCCCAGAGTTAAGTTCCTCTACATGCCCGTCTTCTACCTTATGAACAAACCATTGATCTCGAGTCCAAGTTCTATAGATGCCATCTAAGGGCTGTAGGTTCTGAGTTCCTGATCTAGCAGGAGGGGTACCTCGCTGACCCATGGACTTTGACTTTTGAGACTTAATCTTATCTCGGGACTTAAAAGGATCTACCTTTTCCTCCAGAGGCTCCCTAAACCGAATCCATATTAAACGATTATCCGCATCCAAACCCCAATCTGGGACTTCAGTAGGAAAGTACATGGATAAGTAAGGTCTGATTCCTAGATCTAAACGCTGTTGTTCTGTTTCTAGCTTAGAACCTGTCTGAGGTAGATCGATGAGTACATATACAAGCCCAAATACACCTGCGTATCGGCTTGACTCCGCCATAAAGCGATCTATAGACTGTCCCTTACGATCAACGTCTCGAAGCCATTGACGCCATTCAGACAAATCTTCATTCGCCGGAAGCCCCCCAAGTTCTCCAAGGCCTCCAGCTAAAGCCATGTACTGGTCTACGAGACCTTCATGGGATTGAGTCTGGAGAACCTCCTCGGGAGATTCTTTTCGAATCGCGGGCTTAGAGAAAATATAGTGGGTGTACAAATCAATTACTGGTTGGCAGTAATTTAGATAGTATAAACGAGCCCTCCGTAAATCCACGGATTTAGTACTCTCTCTAAGATGCTGATGCAAATATCGCTGAAGGTTAGTACCTTCATAACAATCCAGGTAAGTACGCCAGGTAACTGCTCGATCTTTATACTGAGGATGAGTCTCGGCAAGTACTTTAAGTACATCTTGTTCCTCCCCAGTAAAAGCTGCAGGGGTAGAAGAGGCCTGAGGTAATCTCCGAATATTAGAAGGTCTTTTAGGCCTTTGAGGTATAACAACTTCAGCCATATACTCAGCTACCGTACTGTCCGGCTATGCCTGTGGAAGTAGGTTCTGGATCGTGAGTGACCGGTGATACATAAGCAGCGCCTGTGCCTATAAAAGCTATACTGGTATAAGGACCGGTGTACACTGTAAGGTATGTATTAGCAGGTAAATACATATCAGTGACTACAGCAGTGGTGGACCCAAAAACACCTAATCGAAAATTCATAGCAGCCGTAGCTACTATTAAATAAGGAGTATGAACGGCTAAAGCTGCGGATACAGCGCCGGAGGATCCGGCAACGGTGACTTTTTGAACTGCAGCAGGTTCTAAACAACCTCCAAGACCCCTGAGTTGCCGCACGATATCGTTATTAGTTCCCATTACAAATACCTCACCATTCCGACTTCATGAATAGACCGACGACATTGAGAATTAGTACAAATCCAAGTTCTCGAATACTCTTTTTGGTTAGTGTATAAATGAAAGCCCTGCACCTTCATGTCCGTGCCACAAATCTCACAAGATTGAGTTCTAGTTCTGGGGTCCCGGACCTGCAAAGGAGGCACATTTTTAGGAGCTTCTGCTTTTACTGCTTCAGTCATTTGAACCCAAAAGGTAGACATTAATATAAAGAAGAAGCTTTACGAGTGCGAACAAAAGGACGACCTTGTGTGTGAAAGGTGTACATCATGTACCGAAGAGCATCAGCAGCATGATCGTCTTTCTTCACAATAACATCCTTATTAGTCGTCCCATCTTTATCTAACTTGTGACTGTATAAAACACCTAACTCTGCTCTTAACTTAGCACAGGTTCTAAACACCCGCAACTTAGGCAACGAATCGGGACCAGTCCGTTGAAGAAGTGCTTTTATAAAATTAATACCTCCATAGACATCATTGTTAGCAGAATAAATAGTAGGACCATTCTTAGCCTTGAACTTTCGATTCAAATCTATAATAGCTTGCTTCCCGGCAGGATCCGCAAAGCACCACTCTTTACGATTAAAATAAGGGGAGTCACACATTACCCCTGAATGATCGTCTAAACTCTTTTCAATAGAACTATAATACTCATGAAATACATACCAAGTATCATCAACAGGATTTTGAGCTGCCTTTAGATACACAAAGGTAGATCCAAAATCAATACCTGATATCTTAACCCAATCTCGAGGGATAGGAAAGGGATTAATTACCCAAGGATCCTCGTCCTTGAAATAGTCGCCATATACTAATACAGCTCCACTAGGACGCAGATTTCTCCATTGTGTATCCCAAGTATCTTTATCTAGTAATCGAGCCTTCTTGATAAAATCCTCAATCTTATACCAACCCTTACAATTATGAGCCATTCCCCCGCATTTAAGAAGCTCTACACCATCTTTGTCCTTCATGGAGTATACAGGACAATTTCCATGAACAGGATCATCATAGCATAACCGAGTGCATTTCTCCAGCACCTCAAAAATACACCAGGAATAGACTTTAATCTCCTTCTCAGCAGCTTCATCTAAAATGCGCTGCATAGTTCCTTTTTGAAACTTTCGAGTAGAAGTTAAAGTATCTTGAGCTATATAACCTTTCTTTTCGATAGACATCTGCAAACCTTCTTGCAGCACTACCCAAGGCATAAGCTCAATCTCATCACATCGAAACTTATTAGGGTGGGGACTATTCAATCCGTGATAAGTCCCCGCGATAATACTTAAAATAGAACCATTCCTGAATCGAGTCTCAGACTTAATGCTGGACTCTAACTGGGCAAGGAAGAGGGGTTCTTCAAATAGAAACTTTCGAACGTACTCATATCCGCGATCAGCCTGTTGCATAATAGCACCCGCAGACGCTATTTCTACTCCAGGCTTAAATAAGGCATCTAAAATATTCAAAATGGCCGTAATAATTGTCTTACCACCACCACGATTAGCGAACCCTAAAGAGGTTCGAGTACGCTCAAAAAACTGATCTGCTAGGAAAGCCATTGGAGAGGTATGTTCAGGACATACATGCTCTGTAGGCAAGAAATACCCAAAATACTCTTCCACAAACAGTCCTAGCTCCTCCTCAGTCTTGATGCCATTTTCAAGAAAGTAGTTAAAGGTCTCTATTCGAAGTTCATCGCGAACTTCTTGAGGAGCTGCTACCGCCATAAACTACTCGTCTATGAGCTCTGGATCTACTTCAGGCTCAGGATCTGGAACGACCTCAGGCTCAGGATCTGGAATATCTGCGCCGTGGCGTTCCGTTTGAACTAAAATAGTATTTGTTCGGTTTACGCGACCACGAGCTTCTACCATGTCTGCTAACATTTATAGGTCTCCTTTAAGCTGCGGGTACTAATTCGCGAGCACGAAGATACACGGTAAGAGTATCTTGTGATCCAGCTGTACCTAAGGCCTGTACTACAAAATGGCCCCTCACTTGTACAGTATACTCATCCGCACCTACTAAGTAATGCTCCACGGAATCTCCGTCGGAAATCACATCACCTAAGTTGTTTACTACAGCCATAATAACCTCCTTATCCAATAGGCTGCTTAGTCACTAAGCGAAGTACAATATTTAAAATACCCATACCACTAGCGACTAAACCTTCAGGATTTCCCGTCATAATAAACACACCTACACCACCAATTAAAGCAGTTAAATTAGTCCATAACGTCTTCGATTGATACCAACTCTTTCCCATGATTTTCCCTTTCTATGTGTTAAGCAAAGAGCATTTGAACCTGAATGAAACGATTAAGCCTAATTACTTATTGTTGTTGATCGCGATAGCAATTGCAGCAGCAATAGCCTTCACGCTAGCGTCGTCGAGCTGAACTGCCTTGACAGTCATAGTATCCGCGGCGCCCTGCTGAACCGGATTCCACTGAGCATCGATAGCAACATCCGCATGACGGATACGCTGATCGCTCGAAGCCTTATCAATCTCTGCACTATTGGTTCCCGCCTTCTCTGCGAGACGCTGAACCAAGTCTAGCGAGTTTAAAGCGCGAGCATGCAAATCTGCGAGACGCTGCCGCTCTACGCTCATCACCCCATCAAATGCTAACCGATCCCGTCCAATAGAATCGAATAACCGAACTAAAGTATTGTCATACGCAAGCTTTCCATTAGCGAACCAAGACTCTTGCTGATTGTTCAACAGCGTCGCAGTAGACTCATCGCGAGCTGTACCGGTACCCTCTTCACGTGCAGGTCGGATCTTATCCCTACCTTCTTCTGCCATTGTCTAGAACTCCTTTTAGTGTTCCTACTAGTATGTACTAACCGGAAACAAGCCCATCAGGTTCAAATGCTCTTTGCTTAACTATTTAACCCCGCCATACGTCATCGAATAATGATTACCATCTCTAAACCTACCACCCCAGCAGCAGAGAGGATGCAAAGATTCCCAATACTCTCCTAATGGTCTATGGGAGTCTGAACTACTTAGATATACTCCATCTTTAAACAGATTAAAATCTTGGGCAAGCTTCTTCGTATGTAAAGAGTTCTTAATTCCCTTACCTTGTTTCGCGTAGAACGCAGCGGTCTCAGGCGGCCTATAAGCTTCTCCGTCGGTTAGCTCGTAGCCTAGCTGGTAAGCGTAAACAATTAGTTTAGCCTTTAGCTGGACAAAGAGGCTCTGCTGCTGTCGAAGAGTCATTTGCGACCTACCTTCTTGTATAAGCGGCCCTTCTTATCCATCCCGTACTTCTTGGGATTAGCTTTCACCT